CCAACAGATGCACCCGGTACGGTCGTTTTTCTATTGTCCGTCATTCGCATTCCTCCTTAAGTCCGTTCAACGTCAGAGTTACCATTTGCAGGGTCTCCAGCAAGTCCGGCGGGACTTCTTCATCCACGGCCAGCCGCTGCAATTCCTGATAGATCAGCTCCATCTGGCCTCGTAGGGCTTTGTAGACCCTTGGGTTGCCTACCACGGTGATCTCCCGGTCAGTCAGGCGGCGGATGATATACTCCTGTTTTGTCAACCCGGAGAGCTTTACTTTGGCTTCCAGAACCTCGTCCTCTTCCGGGGACATTCGGAAGGCCACCACCTTGTTCCGCCAGCGGCCTTGCTGGTCGAGTACTCGTTCCATCTTCATCCCTCCCTTCGCTCCATGTCCAGCTTCTGCGCCATCTCCTGCTGCTTTGATGGAAAGAGGTGGGCGTACTTATAGGTGATGTCCACGCTCTCATGCCCCACCCGGTCTGCGATTGCCAGAGCCGAGAAACCCATCTCGATCAACAGTGATACATGGGAATGCCGCAGGTCGTGGATTCGTATCCGCTTCACCCCGGCTTCCTTGGCTCCCCTGTCCATCTCGTGGTGCAGGTAGCTCTTGGTCACCTCAAAGATCCGCTGGTCTGGCTGGACTTTGTAGAGGGATTTCAGATAGTCTCTGATCTCGTCCGTCAGAAACTGCGGCATCTGGATGACACGGACGCTCTTGGGTGTTTTCGGGTCGGTGATCACATCCCGGCCTTTCAGCCTTTGATAGGATTTGGTGATGGAGAGCAGCCCCTTGTCCAAGTCGAAGTCTGCTGGAGTCAGAGCCAGCAGCTCGCCCTCCCGGATGCCACACCAGTAGAGAACTTCAAAGGCGTAGTAGGACTGCGGCTTGTCCATCATGACTTCTGCGAATTTGAGGTACTCTTCCTTTGTCCAGAAAAGCATTTCCTTGTGCTTTTCTGACCCCATGCACCCGGCTGTGGCTGCTGCGTTTGATTTCAGCCCGTAGAACCGGACGGCGTGATTCAGAATGGCACTGAGTTGTCCATGCAGCGTCTTGAGGTAGGTCGGCGAGTAGGCCTTGCCGTTTTTGTCCCGGTAGTTCAGCATCTCGTTCTGCCATGCGATCACATCCCGTGGCTTTATCCCGCTGAGCCGTTTTTCTTTGAAATACGGTAAGATTTTCGTTCGGATGATATGCTCCTTGGTAAACCATGTGTTTTCCCGGAGTCGCTTCTTTTTGTCCGTGATATAAATTTCCACAAAGGCTTCAAATGTCATGGTCAGGTCTGCCGCCTGTTGAAGAAGGAACTCCCGCTCCCACGCCAGAGCATCCTTCTTGGTGGCAAATCCCCGTTTCAGCTTTTTCTGCTTCACACCTTGCCAGTTCTCGAAGTAGAAGGAAGCGTACCATGTGCCCTGCCTGTTGTCCTTGTAGGCTGGCATCCTATCACTCCTCCCCTGCCCCGTAGATCTTCTCCTGATAGTACCTCCTGCTTACCCGGCCTCCTACGGTCGTGTAGCCTTTGGCCTTCACACCGACCCGGACCTCCCGGAAAAGCACATGGCAGTCAGTTTCCGCTATCGCCTGCTGGATGAGTTCTTAAAGGAGTGGCAGCTCCGTAAGAAGCAGCTCCGGGAGGGCGAGATTACCAAGGAAGAGTATCTGGAATGGAAGCTCAACTGGCCACAAACCGCCGACGGCTGCGGCCGGTACGAACCGAAGAAAAAGTGGCGTAAAGAATAAAAGACACAAAAATGCCCTCTGAAAAACTTACCGTTTCTCAGAGGGCATTCTCATGTCTCTCTTTATGAATAATCGCCTGATAGTATCAAAGCAGTATCACAGAGCCTTTTGACTCTCAAAATATTGCGTTGCATCAATATTTTTCAGGGTTTGCAGATTACTCGAGCTCGATTCCGGAAAGTTGGTTTTTGGTTATATCAAGTCCATTTTCCCGGCTTCGGCGTGCAAAAATCACACTATTTCCATTGTGTGTTTTTGAGTGCACGATAGATTGCTGTCAATTTGATGTCATAAGGATTTAGCTATCTATCAAATGATTTGTTCATGTGTTAGATACATTATTATAATACACCCATTTACAGGGAAGGTCAATGGCATAGAAAAAGGGGGCAGCTTTACGCTGTCCCCTCTCTCACTCGCCGTCTTTCCTTTGGTCTGCCACAGGCTTCTCAAAGCCAGTTCGGTTTCGCACACGCGGTTCAGGATTTGGCTCCCGAACCAATATCTCAGTTGGGCTACAGTCTAGTGCTTCGCAAATGAGGTCTAAGTGATTCAGATTCATTCGTTCGGCGATTTCGTTGTAGTAATCGCTGATCGTAGTGGGGCGAATACCCGTGGCGCGTGCCAGATCTGCTTGCGTCCATTTCAGCTCGCCTAGCCTCTTGGACAGTAAAATTCTAATCATATTCTCGCTCGCTCCTTACAATAAAAGATAACTTTTTCCACTGGAAAAGTCAGGAAAATGTTAGATTATCACGAATCTTGTTATTTTTTATCGTAAAAGGGCCAAAGTTCGTCTTATATCCGCATAAACGAATAGCCGCAAACAAAGAAAAATCCCCCTACACCGGAGTGCAAGGGGAAGCAACTAATTTTTATGAGCCAATAAGCCAATCGCTTTCTGGCTTCGCGATGAGACGAGCATTATTATACGCCATATCCAATGTCAAACAAGTATGTCCTGTATAAACACCTTCACGGGCACCGACAGCCAATGAGAGATCAACTTTTTGTGGGTCTCCCAAACTAATTGGCAAAAGGAACTGAATCCGTCCATGATAGTATTGTGGCACGGCGGCCTTGTAGTTTTCTTTCACGCGAATTTTAGCGTACTCCAATGCAGCACGAAACAACATAGGAAGGTTACTCATATCTCTATACTGTTCGGGAATACGCTGACGGTTTCTTTCATCTTCCAAAATGTGATCAATATTGATACGCATTTCAAGGCGAGTATCAAACATCAAATCCGAAATACTGTCGAAATAACTTGCACGCTCCGGAAGCGGTGTAATTTGGCTGAGTTCCATTGCAGATTCTTTATAGAACCCTTTGAGTTTCCATTCAGCAGCACATTTCACATCATTTTTGTCGAATAACGCAAAAATAGGTTCAAAGTTTGGCGTAAACAAACCCGTGTTGAAACACACATTCTTCTTTGAAGCGTATATGTAGTTACCTTCAGGAGATGCTTCTTGCTGCGCACGCAGACGATTGAACGTGTGGTAAACATAATTTTCCAAAATTATGTTTTTTCGAGGACCTGGAGTCTGAGCATAACTCCAACGTTCTGGGCGAGCCATATCGGCCAGTCCTTGAATAGATGGCGCAAACTCTCCCAAATACGCAAATTTTCTGAGAGGTGGAACCAAATACCTTGACATATAGTGTCTCCTTTCATACCGATTCTTAACGAAAAGCAGCGTTCTATATCCAAGAGACTTGACTTTTTATAAAGCCTTTTGTATAATGGCTCTAGGAAACGTTGTAAGCCGCTATTCCGTTAATGTTTTAATGCTTACAGTAAATAAGTTATAGAAAGACACCGCAACGAGCAAGTTGATACGGTGTCTTTCTCTTTTAAAAGCTTTGGTTATTATTGTACCACACTTTTTTGTTGTTTACAATACTCAACAAAAAAACACCCCCGTTACCCACTTCGACTTATAGTCTGATGGGTAACGGGGGTGTAATCATTTGCTCCGAGTATTCAGGTCGGCAAGCTGGCGTTGGTCGGATTCCCTATATCGCTCATCCACACCTTCCAGATGTGCAAGGCTTCTTTTCAGTTCTCCATTCCAATAAATCTGACCCGTTTCGGTCTCCATTCGCTCAATGCCGGCACAAATGCAGGATAGCAGGTCAAATGTAGCCTTTCGGCTGTCCATCTGCAAAATATACCGTTCTCGGCGCTGCTCATCGTTCTTTTCGCGTTTCTTTGCGGCACGATCAGCAGCTCCCTTGATAAGGATTTGATTCACAGCAAAACTAATCGCTCCACCCAGAAGTGTTCCAAGAAAAGCAACTACCGCTAAAAGCCACGCCGGAACGGCGACAGTGACTGTTTCAGCTGTCCCTGCAAGCACCTACATCCTCCTTTCAGTCCTCCGGCTGTGTCAGCAATTCGATCCATCTCGTTACAGGAAGACGATCCAAGAGCCAATCCACAAGCCGCTTAAGCATTCTTCAGCACCTCCAGCCCAGACTTTGCAGCGTTAAACGATGTCTGGACTGCTTTGCGAATTAAGTCGTCCGTCACAAGGAAGCGAATCGGTGCAGGCACCTTTTCGCGCAGCCAAGACACAACAACCGCAAGGCGCGCCTCGCCCAGTTTGGTACCAACGAACTCCTTCTCCGCTTTGGAGATAGCATCGATTGCCCACTCGATCAGAAGCGCCTTATAGCCGAAGCGAATCGCCACGACGGACAGAACTGCCATAATCAGAATCACGATACAGGCGGTAACAATATTCATAACGCTCATAGATTATAACCCCTTTCTCTCAAAGCTGCTTAGCGAGAGCCACCTTTGTCTTTGCTCCAGCAATGCCATCAGCCGTCAGACCGTGAGCACTCTGGAACTCCTTGACTGTTTTTTCGGTATTCGCCCCGAAGATACCGTCCTTGTCGATTCCCAGTGCACCCTGCAGCACCGAATTGTACAAGCGCTGCGGGAAGCCGCTGGTGGACTTTTTCAGGTTGCTGGGTCCGAAAAGTTCTGCGGCCCAGTTGGACGTGTATGCAGTAGAGCCTGCCACATTCGGGATGCCTGCGTACTGATGCACCGATACATACCCAGTAGAAATATCGTTGATGCGAATTTCCCAATGCAGGTGACTTCCGGTGCTGTGGCCGGTGCTGCCCTCAACACCAATCAGATCTCCCGGTTTCAACTTCTGCCCGACGGCCACGTTGATTTTGGACAGATGCCCAAAATACATATAGTAGGCAGTGCTGCCGATACGAACCACAACACGCTGGCCAAAACCTTTCTTCGGAAGCGTTGCACACTCCCATCCAGCACGAATAACCGTACCGTAAACCGGGCAATAGATGCTTTTGTCTCCAATGCCCACGAGATCATATCCTTGGTGATATGTACCGTTTGCTCGCAGGTTTCGGTATGCCTGCGACACTCTGAAAGTGCCCTTATACGGAGAAATCAAAAAAATCCACCTCTATTCCAAACAAAAAAGCCGCGCTGACCATCAGCACGGCTTCTCTCAACACTTTATAGCATCGTATTCGGCTTGCAGGATTGCTCTCTGCTCACCATAATTTTCAGGCTCTTCTCCTGTTTCAGCTGAAATGTCCTCCCAGCAATCCAGAAGATGAACCGCCGATGCTAACAGAACTTCGAGCTTTTGTTCTCGGCTCAAATAAAAGCACCTTCCATCAGGATTCCTTCGGTCGCGGACCGCAGATACGCAAGGCCTGCGCCTTGGTCAACTCGCCCTCGTCAACCTTTTCCCACACGCCTGCAGCGGTGATCTTCTTCATGCGGTACATAGTGCGATAAAACTGTTCCTTGCCCATTACAGCTCACCTCCCATAAACAGAGTTTCCAGCACGCTCACACGCTCTTCCAGAGAGGGCGCAGCTTCATCAGCGGTCGTCCATGCTTCTGCATAGACCCACCAATCATCAGCCGCCGCCGTGATGCTTTCCACGGTTTCCTCTGCGTAATCGGAGCCCAACTTGCAAAGAGCCGTGGTGCACTCCCACGAAGTACCGCCCTGCTCTCCTTCGGGAGCCTCGGTTCGTACCTCATGAGCGTCCTTACGCAGGTACAGCCAAGCCGTACCGTCCGGCAGTTTTTCCAGCGTTACCGCCTGCGGATTATGGTCAAGGTTCTCGGTAAAAATCATGCTGCTATCCTCACTTTCTTCATTGCATTTCTTTGTGTCGTTACGCGGATTGCTACTTTTGCGGCCGTGAACAGCTTTTTCTGTTTTAGGGCTTCGCTGATTGCACGAGATTTTGTCCAGTCAAAATAGCCGTTATAGCTGACCAGCTTGTATGACCGCCAGACCGGCACATATCCATTTCGTGAAACATCAGCCTTGGCTCGAATGTACTGCCGCCGAGCCCTCAGAAAAATTCTGGGGCGTATCGTGGTGTAGGTACGGTGCATCACATAGCCAGCCATATCCAAACCCGGGCATCCTTTTGCCGCTCCCGTTAGGTGTCTGCGTTGATGCTCTTCAGCGGCGCTAAGGAAGTCCACACGAACCCACTCGTTTTTTATTGTCAATCCCAGTTCGGTCAGCGCCCACTTAGTCAATTTTCGGGCTGCACTCTGTATGTCAGCCCATCGTCGGCCAAACAAAACAAGGTCATCCATATAGCTACCGCTGCGGATCACGAATCGCGTGGATGCTCCACGGCGAATCTTTGCATAACTCATGACCTTGACCAGCATATAGCTGGCAACAAGGTTAAAAAGCCACGCTTCAAGATAGCCGCCGATAAGCAATCCCTCACCCGGAGCCATTGCTAAAAGACATTTGACAACAGCCAGAAGCCATGTTGCTCCCGGGATTTCTTTCTGCAGGATCTTCATCACAAGTTCCTGTTTTGTGTGGGCGTATGCCCCCTGCACATCCAGCTTTATTGCATACTGTATGCCAAGACTTTTTCTGCGAAGCCAACGCTCGACTTGACGCTTCAAAGCGATTTGTCCCTTGCCGGGAATACTGGCAAATTGATACGGCAACAGTTTTGCCTGAAGCAACGGGCGAAGTCCAAGTACCGCCAAATGCCCAAAAGCTTGGTGCATTGGACAGCAGTTAGACAGTTCCCGCCGTTTCATGCTGATTCCATCAATTCTGTAGAACACGCTCACAGGGTCAAGATCAAGGTCGTCTGTTTCTCCGTCCAACAAATCTTCTATCCGTTGCTCCATTTCAAGAGCAATCCCATTTACGGCTTCTAAACGCGGGTTCCAGTCGTTTACGCGGGCGGCGCTCGATAGTTGTGCACGGCTTACACCTCCATATTTTTCCACCGTAGCGAGGTAATCCCGGCGGAACCATTTCTTATCAAAAGCTTCAAGGACAGCACGCTCACACATTTCATGGTTGAGCGACAAGTACCTCTTTGTTTTCATATCCTTAAAGCCTCCAAACTTGCTGATGTTCAACGGATTTCGGTTGCCGCTTCTGGCCTTAAATCAGGCAAAACGGATTTCTACTACTCACCGCCACGCAGTCCCAAAAAACTGCGGCCACGCTCTCACCAATGCGCCCGTATATCTCGAAACGCTCAGCTGCATGGTGTCGGTATAACATGATCTTAGTGGTCAAGCCACAGGCGCAATGAAACGCTTATGCCCTTTTGAGGGCTATTTATCATCAGCATTCCGGGGCACGCCGTTCCAGTTCGAGTTCGCCGGGGAATTGTTGCCATTCGCGCAAGGCAGGCCGCAGTTAGCACCGTCATCAAGGTTGCCACCGCGCCACGGGGCGTACAGGCCAGCCGAACTGGGCGAATTAAACGCAGCCACACGCCGCTTCATTGCTCCATAAAATAATCGGCTTGCGCCGATGGTTTACCATC